ATTGTTGGCGAAGATCAACATACAATTGATTGCGCTTATGCTTGGTCGCAGGCGTGGAAAAGATTTGATTCTGAACAGGGGGGATTTTGAAAGAACTTGAATTTCGGGTTGTAGGTTTACCCGCGCCGCAGGGTTCAAAAACTTTGACAAGATACGGCGGATTGATGGAATCAAGTAAAAGGGTCAAGCCGTGGCGTCAGGATATTATTCACGCGGCGCTTGAAGCCTTTGCAGGTAACCCGTTCAATGAACCCGTGCAAGTTTCTATTGAATTTATAATGCCGCGCCCTAAAAGCCATTTTGGAACGGGTAAAAATGCAGAAATTTTAAAAAATAATGCGCCTTTCTTCTGCACTAGCAAAACAACGGGGGATGTTGATAAATTAACAAGAAGTACTCTTGACGCCTTATCTGTTACATCTGGCGGAACTGTTCTTGCGGATGATTCTCTTGTTGTTTGTTTACAGGCGTTAAAACGCTATGCAAAACGATTTGAACACATAGGGGCAAATATAAATATAAAAACTTTTGACAAACCTGAATAAATTGGTAGACTAATAAATGTAGACAGCTAAAGGATTTGACTCCTTGAAAGGTTCTAGACACTTTCTTAATGCTCAAAGCTAACACTCAATAGGCAAGGCCGTTCTTATTTAAAATACGACCTTTGATTGTCTACACATTTTTATTTTTGTATTATGGAAAACCAAACAAAACCAATCGAAATCCCAAATCTGGGCGGTCTTATTACAAAAGACGATATTTATTACAAAGGAAAAGTTCCTTACTGTTCTTGGGCGAAAACAGCGCAAAGAATAAGAGAATATGCGCCAAATTGGTTTTTTGCTTTAGAACCTGACCCAAACGGCCAACTTGTTTGGATGGCTCCCGACAATACAGGCTATTTGATGGGCTATTTTCAAAACATCGAAACAGGAATTAAATTGCCTTTTTACCCTTACGCGGTTACAGGCTACGGAAACAAAGCTATCGAATACGGGTCAATCTCTACGAATGATATACAAAAAGCGCATCGAAGATGTCTTTGCGCTTGCGCCTGTTATTCTTTCGGCGATGCCTTTGAATTATGGGCGGGTCTTGAAGTAGAAGATGCAAAGAAAGAAGAAGAAGCTGAAAAGCCGCCAGAAAAAGAAGGGGTTACAAAAACACCTACAAAACCTAATCAAGAACCCGACAAAGATTATTTAATTCCTAAACCCATCAACCCGCAAGCAAGGGATTTGATCTGCCAAGATATACGCGAATCAGGCCATCTAGAACAAATTTTAAAAGACTTCAAAAAGCATTTTAATTTACAAGTTAAATCAGTCCGTCCTGAAAATATTACATTATCTGAACACGGCAGATTTTTGCGCCAAGCTGTTGAAAAGTATAAAGATGATTAATGACCGAAGAACAGGCCACAAAATCAGGCGAAGAAGTCATCGCGCAGCTTCGATCACGCCGCAATTCTTATTACAACCGCAACAAATTTTATTTTAGAACCGATGATACGCAAGCCACCTTAATTCGTAAATACTGCGCGAAAAACAAAATTTCGCTTACTCAACTTTTCGACCAACTTTTAACAAATTTTTTTAATCATGCCTGATTCATTTAAAGCAGCCCTACCTTATCCAATCAAGTTTTCCACAAGTGAAAACGATTATGAAGACCAAGACAAGTATCCGCAAAAAATGTCGTTGTTTATTCCTTGTGAATCTGTTTCCGCCTTCTGTGAAGAAGTTATGAAAATGGTAGACACCAAACAAAAAAAAGGTAAAGTCTGGGATTATTCCAAAAAAGAAGAAGTTGAAGTTGATGGTATTTACATCAACGCAAAAGCCAAAGAAGGAAAATATGGACTATTTGGAAATATAAATTTAAACTTTATCAAGCCTACAGCAAGCGATGATATTCCTTTTTAATTTTTGAATTATTATTGTCTTTTTCTTTTTTCAAACTTAGCTTAATTAATTCTGTTTCGAGATCGCCAATTTTTGCAATGCAATTTTTGATGATCTCGTCTTTTTGCCAATTTTGCCGCTGATAGTTTACGGCTACATCAAGCAAATATTCAAAGTCAGTTATCTCGCTTAGCATCCGCGCTTGTATCTCAAGATAAAGTTGATCTTCAAGCGTTTCTGTTATGGTAAGCCAATCATCCCAAGCCATAGTAAGCTGACCTCCTTATATTGAAAATAGGCTTACTTTTGGGGAATTAGTAAGCCTATTTTTTGCAGAGAGGGCACTGACCACCAGATGCCTTACACCAACCATAACTTAAAGTTATGTAACAGGCCACAACTTTTCCTTTACCAACTTAACTATTTCGTCATCAATGTCTGTTTCAGTAGACTTGGCATAGTCTTCAAGCAATCCAACGACAAGAGATTTTACCGCATTTGATTTGACAAAGAACTTTAGTATTGGCTTAATAAATCGAATCATGTTTTTGTAATATATTCTTTTCAACTGTAGACAAATTTGCTAGTTTTAGCAAAAAGCCTTATTTATGGAAGAAGAAGAAACCAAAGATGGGATGAATTGGGTTTCTACTGGAATTCAATTTATCGTGTTGATTTGGTCTTTGGCGGTCATCAGCTTTTCATATTATGGAAACTCCCCAAGACAAATTGATACCACCTTCGCGGCTGGAATTTTAAGTACAGTTTTAGGAAATTTTGGGCTAAATATTAAAAAAAATGGCGACAAGAAGAAAAACAAGCTTATAGTAGACAATAAAGACTCCAAAGTAGGTATCAAATGAAAAAACTACTCTTATTGGGATTATTAGCTTTACCCATTGCAGTTCAAGCTGAAACTCCAACTTGGACTACTGGTTCTAGTAATAGGACTGAAAATACTACTCAGACAATAGACCGTACGATTGTCACTATAAAATATGGATCTGCGTTGAACACTTATGAAGGTACAAATATTACTGTAACTTCAGCAACAGATGGTGGTATAACTGCTGAAGATGCAGTTTTTACACCAACAGATAACACTGCTGAATGGACACTATCAACCACAACAAGGGCTGCTAGTGCTATGACAGAACAGATTACACAAACAGATGATATTACGACCACAAGCGTTATTACTAGCTTGTCTGTGTTTAGTCAGTAATTCTATTAAAGCAGAAGGTGGTACTGATGTAGTAGCACAACCAAATGCGGTTGGTAATTCTAGTATTATCAACCAAAATATGAATGTTAATAATGGAATGACAGGTAAGCTACAGTTTGGAAACTTAGTTTGTAGTCAACCTACTATGGCATTTACACCTTTTTATACAGGTAATGATGCTGAGAATACTGAAAGTGAAACTTACAGTATAAATGAAGGTTGGGGATTTCAAATAAGTTTTATGATACCGCTAGGAACTAATAATGAAACGTGTTCTGAACTAGCAAAAGTAAAACTAGACCTAGCCAAAGAAGAACTAGACAAGCAATTGCATGATAAGCAGCTAGTTCGTATTTTGAAGTGTGGGCAGCTTCACGCAAGCGGTTACATGATAAATCCTAAATCTAAGTTCGCATATATCTGTAATGATGTAATTAATATACGAAGTTATGTAAAAGCCAATGCAGATAAATTTAAGTAGCTAGTTAGACGCCACACGTACAGATATGTGAACTCTAGCTACCTTTATTATTATCCATCTTTTCTTTTACATTTGTGACCTCTTTTTTAAGAACTTTTTTAAATATTTTTGTCATTACTTTTTTGAGTTGATTAACAACGCTTTGTAAAACTATTGAACCTGTTACTGCTGCTGTAGCTGATACTCCACTAGCTATTACAGAACTTGCAATTACTTCTGGTGCAGGAATTGGGAACTCTCCAAATAGAGGTATATTAAATGTAGCTACAGTTTCTTCCGTTGATAAAGTTTCTTTGGTGACTGGTAGGTTTGACGGTATTGTTTCTGGTTTTACTTTTAACCCTTCCTCCTTTGAAGATGCTTTTTCTTTTTCATCAGAAGATTCTTGACCTCCCAAACCCGACTCTACCTGTTCCAGACTTGGAAGAAGTACAGGGTCTAGATATGGAATCTCTGCCACAGGTGGATAAAAAATTGTTTTAGGTGGAACGAGAATAAAATCTGTATCTGGTAAATCAGGCAGATTTATTTCCATCTTCTACATCTCCAATAGAAATAGACCAACCATCTTCTCCAAATTTACCAGTTTCTATAATCTTTGGTTTTGTCATTTTTGTATCCATATCATCATGATATTTTTTAATTTCATTATCTAATTCAAGTTGTAGCCAAGACACAAATTTATCAATGTAATATTTTACAAATTTTTTAAAAAACCCAAAGATCATTTGATGATTGGCATTGATGGGCCTGTTACCTTTGGTAAACCTTGATCTAATACTTTAGGCATCATTCCAGAAACATTATCAAGGATCTCATTCATCACCTTTGCCTTAAACTGTTCTGATGTTACATATTTATATCCAAAGTACGCTCCACCACTCATTGAAGCTACCATTACAAATGAGATAATACTCAAAACATTAGCTATTTTTTGAAACATGATTAATAAAATGGTAGCACCACTTACTCTATTGGTACTGCTTGTTCTTGTGGGGTTGATGCCTGTGTTTCTGATGGCTGGTTATCTTCGGATTTTGACATCTCCAAAATCTGCTGATCCAACAACTTTATCGCACCAGTAATCTCATAAAGATTTGCAAGTTGTTTTTCTTTTTCTAACAACAGATGTTGTTTTGTCTCAACTAATTTTTGTAAATCCATAAATTAAGCGTAAAGTGTCTTTCCTTTTGTTATGGCAGCATCAATATCTGTGAACGATTCAGATGTCCATATAGATGTTGTGCCATCAGTTTTTGTATAAGCCTTTATTATTTCAAGATGATCTGTATTTCTTTTGATCATCGCTTTCCAATCGGCCTCAGTTTCAGAATATCCTGTTCTTGTTAGATATGCTGAATAATTAGCATCTGCATTAATTACATTAACGCTATGACCAGCAGCAGTATAAATTGCTGCAATTTCATCTGCGGTTCTTTCTTCATCCATAATAAAAAATTAAGTTAGTTTTAGTTTACCCTATTTCGAGGGCTGTGACTTTTGCGGATAACTCCTGTATTGCTTTAACTAGAACTGGTATTAATTTACCCTGTTTCGCTTCTAATTTATCTGGATTCTCTTCAATAACTAAATCTAAATATTCTGATCCTTTTTGAACTTCTTGTAATTCCTGCGCAATAAAACCAGCCCTAACAGTACCATCTTTACTTGGCACACCTTCTCTGGTTTGCCATTTAAACTTACGAGGCAAAAGACTATTAACAAAATCTAATCCAACTGGTAAATCTACAATATCAGTTTTGTCTCTTCTATCAGATAAAGAGGCAATTGATTGATCAGCACAACGTATATCAGTTATGTTTGCATCACCAAGAGTGATTTGATTACTTACAGTTGCAGATGAAGGTGTCGCATTATAACCAATAATAATGTTATTACCGCCAGTTGTGAGAGTATTACCTGCAATACGACCAATACCTGTATTATTACTCCCAGTTGTAACGTCTCCTAATGCAGTTTTACCACAAGCAGAGTTGCCTTGCCCAGTGGTACAGCTTGTTAAAGCATCTTTTCCTACAGCAACGTTTTCAAGCCCTGTGGTATTTGCATCCAAAGCACTTTTACCTACAGCAACGTTATCCACTCCACTTGTACACGCAAGCAAAGAATCATGTCCAACTCCTGTATTATCACTCCCTGTAGCATTAAGTAAAGAAGCTTTACCTACACCAGTATTATTATTGCCAGTTGTGTTAGCTGCTAATGCACTTTTTCCCAGTGCAGTATTTTCATCTCCCGTAGTATTAGCAATTAAACAATTTGATCCCATAGCTGTGTTCTGTTCGCCAGTGGTGTTTGCTTCTAATGCTTTAAAACCAAAAGCCGAATTATCACTAGCAGTTGTATTCGCTTCTAAAGCTTGTGCTCCGCAAGAAACATTAGATGCTCCAGTTGTATTAGAATTAGAAGCTAGATAGCCAATTGCTACATTTTGACTTGCAGTTGTATTTGTTTCAAGTGCTTGGGCTCCAACGGCAGTATTGTTATTTCCTTCTGTGTTTGCTCCTAAAGAATTAAAACCCACCGCAACATTGTTACCTGCTGTTGTGTTAGTGTCCAAGGCATTACTGCCCACCGCCGTATTTTTTGTTCCAGTTGTGTTTGCTTTTAATGCGAGATAACCAAGGCCTGTGTTCTGGGTTGCTGTTGTGTTACTTTGTAATGCCTGTCTACCAAAAGCAGAATTGTTATTTCCTTCTGTATTTGACTCTAAGCTATCATAACCAACGGTTACATTACTAGATCCTGTTGTGTTTTGTCTTAAAGCATCTCTACCCACTGCGGTGTTAAAACTAGCAGTTGTATTTGCTTCTAAAGCATCTCTACCTATTGCTGTATTACTACTACCTTCAGTGTTTGTTTTTAAAGAATCATGTCCAACGGAGACATTAGAACCACCTGTAGTATTGTCAGTCCCTGAATTTGTACCGATTGCAACATTGTTAGCTCCACTTGTATTTGCATTTAATGCTAAAAACCCTAGTGCAGTGTTATTACTGGCTGTGGTTGCTGCGGATAAAGCACCTTTACCGCAAGCAGTGTTGCTTTGACCTGTAGTTAGAGCGTCTAAAGCATTAGCTCCTAAAGCAACATTATTTGTACCTGAAGTTAATGCCGATAATGTTGCAAATCCAATAGCAGTGTTAGCCGATCCAGAAACTGAAGCATCTAAAGCAGTTTCTCCAAGAACTGTATTTTGTGAAACAGAGTTTGCACCTTTACCAATATTTACTGAGTTTATTGTTCCATCAGCAGCAAAAGCTGGCCCACCAGCAAGCGTAAATACATTTACATGAGCATTATTCGATGTATTTCTAAGTTGCATAATACTTGTAGAAGTATTAGCAAAAAATTGACTTGCGTAGTTTGTAGATGGTGCTGAAGATCCAGAGTTATTTGTTGCTATAGCCTGTAATGCACTATTGATATCTGCTCTCACGTTGGCTCCCGTGGAGTTGTCAATTATCATATCGTGCTGTGCCATTTTTAATACAAAATTTTATTTAATTATATACTACATTAGAATTAACTTCCACGCCCAAATCCTGTGGCTGCATATTTAAAATTCCTATTAACATGACTTGATCCGTTTTTTATGTCTATATCGAAACCTGTACCAGTAATGTTTGATAAAGCAAAAAAGTCCCCTGACTGTGCATTTTCTATTGTAATTCCTATCGATGGTAAAACAGAGTCAGCAGCTACACTTGTGCCTGATTGACCCGTAAAAAAGTTATTTGTAAAAGTTACTGATTTTGTAGAAGTACCGCTTGCAATAAATCCACCAGTAGAAGCCCCTGCATTACCAAGACTTGTTTCTGTTCTACTATCTAATTCTGCTGTATAACCAAGCTGATCTATCTCGATTGATTGTGCTGGGTCTGAAGATGAAAGATCACATTTAAACTTAAAACCTCTTGCAATATATATACCATTTACAAACTTTTGATATGGTTCAAATTCTGCTGAATAATTACAGTTTCCGCTTGTATCTAAAGAAGAAGTCGAGGTAAGTTGAAAATTATTTGCATCAGGTACAGCCACTATTAAATAATCACCATCTACACCAGTTCCAGAAGTAAAATCTAAAGTAACAAGACTTCCGACAGAATAACCATGTGATGATTTTGTGATGTTTATTGTTGTCCCTGCTGTTCCACCACTGCCAGAACCATCATTTATTGTATATGTAGCCGCTACTGATAAATCAGGATCAGAGTCAGTTGTCGCAACAGACAATGAAGCATTCACTTCTGTTGCAGTTGCACCATCAAAATCTGTCCAAGTGTCAATATTACCAGTTCTTTTATCAATTAAATCATTTGGTAAAAAACCCTGAGTTACAAAATGTCGTCTTAATTTTAATGGTTGTTTTCCTCCAAGATCAAGAGTGTTTTGGAAAAAATACTGACCACCTGTTAAATAATCAACATCACCAATAAAATCAAAGTCTGCAATAGCGTCAAAATCACTTGCATCATCTATTAATTCTGTTGACCCTAAAACCAAACCATTAACTTCATCAGAGAAAAAACAATCATCTCTAACACCATTAAAAGGTGGACTGTCTAAATCTTCTCTATCTTCTAAAATTGTTAATTTTGGAAATAGGTCAGGTTTAGTATTAATATTTTTAATTGATGCCGCATTTTTACTAAGTCGGCCTCCATCATCTCTGAAAGCTAATAAATAAGTTCCATTAACAATATTAGGAACAATCGACTCGCTAACGTTTCCAGAAAGTTCTGGAACTACATCAACGGAATTTGTAAAAGTTGCACCTGTTGTAAGGTTTGAACTTCTTATAACTACATTACCTCCATGCACCACATCAACCGAAGTAGATTTATCAAAACGTAATCGTACAAATTGATCTGATAAAGGTTCAAGTTGTACATTTTGCACATCATCAGGTAAAGCTGTTTTACCTACGGTTGTAACAACTGTTTTTGCTGGACTTATACTTGGTTTACCTAATGCGTTAAAACTAAAAACTCTTATTTCATAAGTTCCTTTTAAAGTTTCAAAAATTGTAAAATCTGGCCTTGTTATACGTTCACTAATTAAATTTTCATTCTGAAATCTATATTGAACCATATATTCAGTTACACCCTTTACAGGCTCCCATTGAATAAATAGTTTAGATATAGCGCGATTATTAAGAACAACAATTTGTTCAGAAGCTTGCAAGTTGCTTGGTGATGGTTTTATTTGCGTTAGTGTTGTAATAGACCTTGTTGTTAAATCTGTTCCATCTTCAATAAAATTATATTTAGAAGAATTAAATGCAACAGCCGTTACTTGATAAGCCAAACCATCAACTTCAGTAACACCAATAACCCTAAAAGTTTGTAGTTGTACAGTTGTATTTTCTATAACCCAAACTGAGTTTGCTTGTGGGACAGAACTAAATGCTGAAGAAACATTAATTGTTGTTCCAGAAATAGAACTTATTGATCTTGTCTCTAATGTTCCATCTCGTAAAATTACAGACAATGTTGCAGAATTTGATGTTACCAAATCTGTATTATTTGAATCATCAACAACAATTTGTGTTGTAGATACCCCTGTTTTGATTCTGCCACCTCTACGAACCCCAGCCCTCAAGGGATCTGCAATTTGTATTATTTGTGAGGGTCTAACAAGAACACCAGCTTCAAGTGTGGTTGTGAAATTAACAACCTCGCCTTCATTATTTTGTGTGTATAAAAACCATTTTCCTAATCTAGCAGCTTGACCTCTGGAAGTGACTGCTATAGCTTTTAAATTTTTTATAACGACTCCAAACTTAGCTTGTAATGTAGTATCTTCAACAGTTTCATATTCAATCGTTCTTGTTTCCATGTCAAAATAAGCGACATTTATTACTGTATGTTTTGTTCTTAAAGATGAATTTGTGTAAGTAAAACCAGCTTCAGTAACATTTGATAAATTAAATAAATAAGATGCGTCTGTTGGTCTATCTTGTCCAAGAGCTATTGCACCAGCAGAATAAAATGGCATTACTCTCATACAGCTTGAAAGTTCATTTATCAAGTTGTAGGCTTGTTTTTGATTCTGTATTACCACGTTGCATGAGAATCGCGGCTCTGTACCTCCAAATCCATCATCAACTAAAGCTGAAGCATAGACAGATGCACTATAAAAACTAAAAACATCTATGTTAGTGGTGTCAATTTGATCTCCAAATCCTTTAGAAGTAGTTAAAAGATCATATAAAACCCATGCGGGGTCATTTGAATATTCTTTATCTGCTTTAAATGAACCATTAAAAGTACCACTATAACTTATAGAACCATCTGATCTGACAGTACCATTATGCGGAATTTTTATCTTTGTTCCTCTTATACGAAATGACCTTCTAGGGGTTGTTGGAAAGGTTTTTGCATCAAATCTCAAAGCAATATGAGCCGAGTTTGCATATGCTCTCTGTTCGTTAATTATTTCTGTGTAACTAGTAAAAATAAAACTATTTCTTAAAGTATTTTCTGTACTGTCTGCTGTAACTCTGTTAACTCTGACAGTAACAGGAAAGCTAGTACCACTTGGTAAATTTACTTTATAATCTCTAAAATATGCGCTTGCAGTTCTTCCTTTTACAGTGTCAGTAATTACAGTTTGTGTTGTGCCATCATTTTCAATAGTTTGTATATTTAAAGTGACCTCTGCCCCATCAATATCACCATCACTTAAAAATTCTTGTAATTCATTAAATGCAATAGTGACTCTTACAGCATTGACCGATGTATTTGTAATACTGACAGAAACTGGTGAACTTGTTGTAACTGTTTGATTTACAGTAAATTCTGTCTCTTGTTCTGTTATTGCCTGAATAGCTGTTTGATCAGATGTTCCAAATCTAGGTTCAAAAGAAACATTTTGAAAATTAAAATCTTCATCTGTTGGACTTGTGCCAGCCGCTTGTTGTAAAACCTGAGTACCGTTTAGAAATACGTCTTTAAGTGCTGAAGTATTATATTCAGTTGAACCTTTACTACCTGTTGCACTAGGAAAGCCCTCTATTTCACCTTCGCCTAATAATTCCACTAATGTTTGAAATTGTTTTGACGCAAGTACATTGCTCGGTATATTTGGATCTGTAAGATCAGATGGAATACCTATTAAACTCATACCGCAGTACCTTCTATTTGTACCGTATCAATTCCAGCACTGATAACAACAGATCCAGTAAAAACCTCACCATATATAATTGGAACCGCAACGCCAGCCCTTGAAATATTAGTTATTGCAGAAAAACCAAATGAATTTTGCGCCCTTTGGTCTGGCAAAACTGTATCATTTTGTGGAACTGGATCAACAGTTTCAACAGGTGAAACTATTTCGGGTGTGGGTGCAATCAAAGAAGTAACACCATCTACAACAAGATTGGTGGCAACGGTAGTTGCAATAGTTCCCATAATACCCGTAGTACCAATTTCAGCAGCAATGGCACCAGCACCAGCGACAATAGCACCAGCAGCCGTATTTGCTACAGTGGCAACCGTTCCTATAGCAGCCCCAGCAACAGTATTTGCGACAGATAAAGCAGTCCCAGCAACAGCAGTAACAGCAGTAGCAGCAGTAGAAACCACAGCGGCACCAGTACTAAATACTGCTCCTAAAGCAGCAGCTATAAAACCAGACCCAGTTGCAACAGGGATAATTTGAATATCTCCCTTACCTCTCATTGATAATAAATCTAAAGTTATATCAAAATTATTCATTTTAATTTTGTAATATTGTTTGCACATATGTTCTTCTACTTCTGGATAATTACAAAGTAAAAATCTTACTGCCTCGGCTGGACTTGATATAGCAGCTTCAAAATAAGAAGATCCTAAAAATTTTCTTAACTTGCCATATACTCTGATTTTTTTAAGCTGCATATCTATAAACCTCTTTTGTCTTTTTTATATATTGTAAATCATATATTTCTCTACAACTTAATTTTTTTATAGTGTGGTGAAGAATTGTTTGATCTCCAATATATAACGCAACGTGATTTAATTTATTGAAAATTCCTTCCATGACCAGAATGTCGTTTGGTTGTATATCGTTTATATCTACTTTTTTAAAACCTGATTCTGTTAAGACTTTTGAAAAATATGGATTTTTAGCAAATGCTTTTAAATCTTTTGGTCTAGGCCAATTTTTTAACTTAAGGCTTAATTTTTCCTCAAAATAATCCCATATCAAAGATAGACAATCTTGTTTTCCCCAGATCCAAGTTCGCCCATACAAAGATAATTTAAAATCGTGGGGCTTAAAATTACACCATTCTTTTGTAAATGGACTATAAATAAACCATTCCAAACCTAAATAATCACAACTAGCCTTATCATTATCAGATGGTATTGCTGGTTCAAGTGGATGTGAATGTACAACTCCTATTATCTCTCCTGTATCTTCACATTCAGCCCAATCATCAGGATCTATCACAAAATATTCAAATCCCGTTTCTGCAATATTTTTACAAGGCCAATAAGTTTTTTCTCCTTTAATAATTGCCAGCAATCCACAGGATTCTTGTGGCATACATTCTTCAGCGTGTTTTACAGCTTGATCTTTCCAAGTCATGCGTTTATAAAACTACCCACAGCAGGGAAATCTTTTTTTGTAACTTGACGTTTTGGAGCGCGTACACCCTCTAAGTCTAATGCAGATGAAAGTTCAAATTGCACAATATTTCTATTTTCAAGCGTTTTTCTATTAATAAAATATATTTCTTGAGGCAATTCTGCTGTACTATCAGGTGTGCCGTATGGATTTTTGTTGCTAGGAAAATTAACAGCATCTAAAAATTGAGAGAGGGTTCTTATCCTTACTACTTTTGCACCTTGTAAGTCATTAAATGGGGTGGTAGCGTTTACTTCTGCCATAAGGCTTGTGATTGTGCCTAAAATATTTGAAACAGTAAAAACAGGTTTCGGTAGCCTTCCACGGCCAGAATATTCAAAGCCAGTTGCAGTCAAAGGATATCTGTCATATGTGTTACCCTGCCAAATAATTGAAGCATTACTATTTAAACCTACACCAGAATGAAATCTCGAGACAGTAGTCGCTCCATGTAATGCAGAATCTAACGTCAATGTGAAAAGTTCAATAATTGACTTATTTGTTAATGCTTGAAGTTCTTCTGTAGGTATAGCCATTAGGGTTCAAAAACCTCTCTAAAAGTGCAATTTAAAATAGCTCTATTGTTATATGGTATTGTTTTTGACCATGCTTGACAAACAAATTTACCAGCACCAGACAAAGTTACTGAAACATTACCACTATTAGTTGCGCTATCCGATGCGGTCACTGTAAAAGTGTTTTGATCAACAGCAGTTGCAATTGCAAAAGTACCATCTGTTGCTGATCCAGACGTATAGTCAATTGTGACTACATCACCAATAGCAAGACCATGATTTGTAATTGTTATAGTAACCGTTGTACCACTTTGGCTGTATGTTCCTGTTTTTGTAAAGCCTTCTGCTGGCGGTGTAAAATCAAAGCTTGCCTGATCATTAACCCTACTCCTTAAAAATGCTTCAATGACGTCTGACTCCTCCTCTGTAACGTTAAAAACTAAATCATATAATTTAGGGTCTTGAGTTAATGGAAGGCCAAATAAAGCCCTGAACTCATATCCATCACCTAAAGCAGTTGTTCTTATCTTTGGAACACTTGCTTTTTTTGTTCCATAAACAGGAGAAATGTTTGGAAAAGTTGCCATGTTACCTCGATAAAATACCGCCAGCTTGTTTTTCTTTTACAAGTTGAGCTTGAACAACAACCCCTATGATTTGCCCTAAAGCATTAAGGTCAACATTGTTACCAGAGGCAGCTACCCCACCACCTTCTACGTTAACTGTAACGTAATTATTAGTTACCCCACCACCAAGTTTGTTATTAGGAATAATTGTGCCAGCAGATCGAGGAACAAATAACTCAGGGCCTTTTTCACCTACGACTGAAATTTTATTAACAGGGGGTTGACCACCATTTGCAAACAAGCCTCCTAAAACATTACCCAAGAAACCACCAATACCTCTTCCTCCTTTGCGTCTTGCGCCAGCACTAAAGTTTTCTCCAAAACTACCAATAAGATTGTCAAGTTGTGCATCAATAATCTTATCCCTAATCCTGTTTAATACATTTGTCATAGCTTGCCCGAATGATTGTGCGCCTGTTATAGAATCTTTTAAATTGTCTTTTATACTTGTTTCTATTGATACACCAATAGCATCAAATTTATTTTTTAGCTCATCTGCCTCAGTTTTTTGTTCTATAAGTGCATTTGTACCTTCAATATATGCTGTAACTACATCCCTCATGCCCTCACCATGAATGTCAACAAGTGTATTTATTTCTTGTTGTGTTTGTACTTGTTTTAAATTTCCGTCAAGAGCAGCTTGTGCTAAAGCCCTTTGATTACTTAGTCGATCTATCAATTTACCTTTAGCTTTAACAGAATCCATTTCTGCCTGTTCAAAAGCAATAGTTTTTTTTAAATTATCTTTTATCAATTTATTTATTTCCTCTTGTATTTCTTTATTTTCTTCTAAAGTTTCGGTTCTTGACTTGTTTTTTTTGTTTAACTCAATTTCTGTTTTTAATTTTTCTTTTATTGGATTTAGACTTTCTTCATTTATTTTAAGTTGTCTCTTCATAGATTGTAAAGTTTTTTTATCGCTACTTTCTTCTGCCTCTCTAATTCTTTTTAATATTTTTTGTTTTTTAATAAATAATTCGTTAAATTCACTTTTTAATAATTGAATATCACCTTCTTCTAATGCTTTATTGAAATCTCGTTGTTCTTTTGCTGCTTTTATTATTTCAGTAGTAAAACCACCGACAAGAGTTGCAACAGCAACAAATGGTATTGCGTTTAGAGCAATAGTAGCTAAACCACCAGCAGCAGCTACTTTTATCAATGCAGCACTAACTAATGGCAAGACTATTACAACACCTTTTGCTGCAACCGCAATTGCTGTAAAGATTGCAGCAGTTTTTCCTAATGGTGAATTTACAAATTTAGTTGCTGCAATAGTTAATTGAGTTAATCCCTTAATAACTGGTAATACAGCGGGTTGTAATATTTCACCAAAAGCCCTTGATAAGTTTTCCGCTTCATTTCCTAAATCTTTAAATACTTGTGTCGGGTCATTTTCAAGTAATGCTTTAAGAGAGGCCGCCCCATCAACTTCTACTTTCTTTAATGCTCTAATAACAACATCACTTGTTAATTTACCTTCAGAAGCAAATTTCTTAAGCCCCCCAACTGTTGTATTTAATTCTTTTGCTATTGGTGCTAAAAGAGTCGGAACCTGTTCTGCAATTGATCTAAATTCATCTCCTTGTAAACGTCCAGAACCTAAAGCCTGTGCTAACTGTCGAAATGCGTTTGATGATTCCATTGCTGACGCCCCTGCCAATTTTGCAGCGGTATTAAATCCTATAAATGTTGTTCTTATATCTTCAACGCCAACTCCCAAGGGTTGTAATCTTGCCGTAATATCTGTGATACCTTCAAGAGCTTCAGTTGCACTTAAACCAAAACTTCTTTGTGCTTCTGCCGCGATCTCCTGTGATCTTGCAAAAGTTCCTGAAGCCTTTGTTAAAAGTCCTAATCTTACATTTAATTTTGCAAAATTAGCTGATGTATTTACTGCCTGTCTTGCTAAAACTGTTAAACCTACACCAGCGATTGCTGTTTTTAACCTATTTAAGCCGCCATTTAATTGTGAAGTTCTATTTTGTACGCCTTGTAATGCTCTAGTGGCTTGCGAAGCATCAACTGTTAGTTTTACATTAGCTTGTGCCACAAATAAAAAAAGCCTTTATTATATCTTACCTTCTATTTGCTCTTTGGCGATTTAATTCTTTTTTTTCTCTATCATTTTTAACCTCATAATATCCAGCCCAAAAAATCAGTTCTTCTTCTGTAATCAGAGAACGTAATTCTTGTAATGTTTTACCTAATTCTGTTGCGAGAAAAAACTCGAAATTTAACCAGTTATCCCGCGATATTATTTTTTTGCTGTATCTACATCAAGTTTTATATCAAACAAAAATAACTCAATTTCATTTAAAATATTTTCTGGAAGTTCTCTTTGCAAATTTGGTGCATCTGCAAGTGCAAAAGCTTTTGTTCCATCTTCAAGCTCTGCCATTTGACAAAGTAATTGAGTTGAAATAGTTAAAGCTTCATCAGTACCAGCAACGCTTTGCGCTCTTTGCCTATCAAATCTTGTTAAAGGTTTAAAATATAAATCAACAACTTTTTCACCTTTAGAATTTTTAAATTCATATTTTCTTCTGGCTGTCATCTGATCTTTAAAAGATTCAGTTAACAGGTCAATCGTTCTTTTGTTTGGCATTGGTTAATTAGTTGACTAATAAAGTCAATGTATCAGATAGCGCTAGTTATTGCACCATTAGTTATAAAGCTGACATTTATTACTTGAACTTCGCCAAGTGTCGCGCCATACTCTGCCGAAGTAATAATTCCCGCAAAACTAATTTTTTTGGCTGAAGTATTTGAATCAGGGAAAAGTTCAAACAAGGCATCGCCTGCATCGCCTGTTACTAAAACATCGTCAATGAAGGCTTGATAATCTGAGTTTCCAGAAGGGTCATAAATAAGTTCTGCGGAACCTTCGCCAGAAATCAATCCGCCAATAAATGTTTTTGAGGTGTTGCCATTTACCGTTGTTTCCATTGTGTCCTTAGTAATAGATAAAGACCAACTTCTAACGCCTGAAATGTCGGCTTCAGTACCGCCTGCATTTTCAAACATTATTTTGCCAACATCGCCCTTAATAGCAGCCATAACAAAAAAAGAATTATTTATAAATATATTAACTCTTATCTGACTTTTTTACATCTTTTTTTAATTTTTCTTGCTTTTCCATATATCGCCTGCAACGTCCATCCCAATATGCGGGGTCACGGCGTCCTTTGACTGCTTCAATTGCGTCAAGCATTTCTTCTGTAATTTCTAGTTTTGCCATGTTTAAAGTTCCTCAAAAATTTCAAAGGTCATTCTTAATTGCGTTTGAAATTGACCTTCAGGATTTGAATTGTCTATGACTTCAGGCCCTATTGGGCTGTCAAAGATCACACTTGATACTGTAATTCGATTATATAAATCACGCAATCTTTTGCCGATTGTGTAATTATCTCCTGAACCTATTCCCTGCGGTGTAAAAATATTAAAAACAACAATTCCATTCACACGATTCTGTCCGCTTGCATTTCCGAGAGTCAAATAATTACTTTCGCCGAATGTTGTAAGGCATTGAACAAAAGTTGTTACGGCGTTACTATCAAACGACATATTATGAAAAACAACAGGGATTGCGGGGCTACTCGCAAGCTCTGTCGCAACTCTAGCTTCAATTGTTGCTCTTACTGTGTTTAAATCAATAGCAGCCATTATTTACCCCTTATTTGTTTGTAAAGGTCTTGAATTTCGTTTGCAAGTTCTTTTGCTAACAAATCAAGATGTTTTGCTTTTAAACCTTGTTTGCTTCTGTATGTATTACCCCAAGATGGCGGCAAACTTGTTCCGAACATGACAGGTTCAGCATATGGCACATTATTGTGAATATGGTATTTTTTTCTAAAATTTTCTTTACCTAATTGATAATTCAAAGCTTTGGGAGGTCTTACAACAGTTCCCTTTCCAGCGCCTCCATACTTGCCTTCTGGGGCGGGTGCGCCGCTTTCTGCGTTTTCTCCTATCTGCCAAGAAACCGCAAGCCTTCCTGTATCTACTGGCGAGCCTTCCTTTACAATACGATCACCCGTTAAAACAGTTACAGACAGCAAAGCATTGATTTGCTCTTCTGAATAATCACCGATTTGATCAATTCGTATTTTTCTCATGTTCTTAAATAACAAACAAAAGTTAATTTATCATTTGCAAGTTGATTAGTTTCCACTCTAATTATTGAATAAGTAACAGAACCGACAATAACTTTATCTTTTGTTGTTGGAGTAGAAGAAAGACTTGCTGCGGCAATATTAATTTTTTTATCTGTTGCTTCAATTAATTCATTTATCTCACGATTATTAATATTTTCAAGAATACCTCTTATTGATGTATCAGTATTTGTTTCTGTAATTACACCTGTAGTCGTGTTATATGACCCTGCGGAAACAGACCTGAAAGTAATATCAGCCGATAATTTTTTATTTGATAAAACTTTTTTTAATGCGTTTGCTATGCTCATAATCTATAAACAATAACAGTACCACTATCTAATACAACAACAGAAAATGGGCCAAAAAATTCTGCTCCCGCTTTTAATTGAACTGAACTATTATCTCCTTCAAGTGCATCCAAAATACTATCAAAATCTGTAATATCATCAACAGAGGGCACTGAATCAAAAAGTTTACCAATAGTTATTACAGAATCTTGTAAAGCAACTACCTTACCAAAACGACCAGTATGAACGCTTGTATCATTTATTATCTTTGCCGCTGGATAGTATGTTTTCACAATAAATAAGCAATTACAGTGCCACTTGTTAATGTAATGCTTGTTATAACACCTTCTATTTCTGCGGTAGATTTGAATTGCAATGAAGTCAAATCGCCTGTAATATTTTCAGAAACAATAGTATCAATCACTGAATCCTGTAAAGCGACCATTTTTCCGAATCGACCCGTATGGGCTGCTGTGTCATTAATAATTTTTGCTGCTGGATAGTAGCCCATTTTTAACTCCTTTTAATTGATATATTGGCTGGCCCTGATATTCTAAGGCCAGTAAAATAACGTTCAAATAATGGCGGAACTCTATCCGCGCCAGTAGAACCATAAAAGTTTGGTGTAACATTTATTGATCCAACCTGTAAATTAGAAAAATCTTCTAATCCGCTTAATCCTAAACCATCGCGATTATTATTCAAGTAAACAGCCAAAATTGCCTGCGCTTTTTTCACCTGATCTGGAATTTCTGTATCTGTAAAATAATCCGTTGTTATACGAAAAGGATAACCAACAGCATAAGTATTTATATAAGTATCTGGTTTTCTGACCCCTGTTCGCGGCCATTGTAAAGCCTGTGTATCTGTTGCCCTTGCTCCAAGAAATCTTTCACGATCAATCCTTACAGTTGCGGTGAACAATGCGCGATTTTTATTATCTGTAGTCGAATTATCCCAAGCCGCAACATCATCATCAAGAACAAGTCCTTCAATAATTCCGTTTGCGTCATCAAGAGTCAAATAACTATTTGCTGATGCGCTTCCCGCTGTTGCTGTTATGGTAATCGCCATTTTCGACCTTAGATTTGGATTTACGTTTTTTTGTTTTAGTAGGAATAGAAGCCACCATAACAGCGGCTTCTTTTTCCCTTATTCGCTTAAAAGCAAACAATCCCATTAACTTGAAGCACCTTTTAAGGCAACAAAATTAATTACAATTGCTTCGCTTAATGAACCGCCAGAAACGTTTGTAACTGTGATTCCAAAAGAGCCTGCGGCTATTGCTGAAACTCCTACCAAGTAAGAACCCGCAGTTCCCGCAGAACCATGAACAGCAACGACAACATCAGTTGCGGCGATTTTATCGTTTGTAACTGTGAAGCTTGCTTCAGCCGCAGCGCCTAACGCCGCGTCATTCATAGTTATCTGACCTGACTCCGCGTTTAGAGTCACACCTGTTGTTTTGTTAGTTGCTTGGGTAACAGTTCCGCCTGTAGTTGGGCCTGCTAGTTTTCCCGCACTAACTTCAAATAAAGATGGCATAATAACTTACCTCTAGTCTTGATTAGAAACGTTGCTGATCCTTACGATACCAATGTTCTTTGTTTCGTAGACCTTCGACCAGTTGCCTACAGTTTCAAGTTGCGATCTTGTTGGGTTTGTAGTTGTTACAGCCCATTTAGAACCGACAGGATGATATGTGTAATGTAAGTCAATAGACATAGCATCAGACTTTGCGAGAATGTCGCGGTCTGTTTCTGTGGTTAGTCCAGCCTGTTCACCAGATGCCACAGAACCCGCTGTGAAAGCGAATGTACTGTACTCAGTTGATGAGCCTGAACCTGTGGTTGGAACGTCATCTGAAACGATAACTCTTAGCCCCATGAATGTAGGAACTGAAGGGCTACCGAAAGCATTTGCAGTTGTACCAGAAGTTGCTGAACTGTCAGCATCACCATTATTGTCATAAATACGATCAATAACGTTTCTTTCAACCAAGTCATAAAAGACTTTTGAGTGGACTGCAATGGCTGTAAGCTTTTCTCCTTGATCTCCAAGGATTGATCTTGCTCTTGCAATATGACGAGGAGAAAGCGCTGTTGGGGTGTCGCCTGATTCTGAATCTATACAAAGATCAAAGAAAGCTGAACTACTTGAGTTCGCATTAATAGAACCAAATACACCTGAAAGACAAGAGAATAAATCTTTCTGTCTTTGATTTGCTACATATGCACCAATCTTTTGACCAATTGCAGCCATAGGATCAGAACCAGCAGCCAAAGCAGCTAAATCTCTGGATTCAAATGCGCGACCTCTATGTAAAACAACGCCGATCTGTTGACCAGTTGTTATTTTACTTGGTGTTAATGATGAAGAATCAGAAAGAACTTCAAAATCTCCTGAAAGGTTTGCAGAGTAAAATGGGATTTTGACAAAATCTCCCCCCTCTGTAGCGTTAAGCTCCGCCATAGGCTGAACCACACCGCTAGCCAAGAAAGCATCGCGTTGCGTTGTCTGTTCGATAACGTATGGCGTAAAAATTTCAGGAATTATTATATCTGAGCGTAAAACCGCCATAGATAACTCCTATAAAAATGTTTAACGGTATGGGCGCAGCCCTAACATTCTCAGCGCAGCTTTGAATAGTTATTTATATCTTAACTCTATTTCTGTTATTTGTAATTCTTTGCAAGCTCTTTTGCACGTTGCCAACCTTCCCTGCCGTATTTTTTAAATATTTCATGTTCTACAGTATGTTCGCCGTTTGCTAATCTGCGCATCATTTCAGGGTCAAATTCGCCTGTATTTACTTGAGTTCCGCCAGTTCTGGCAATTGGCGCTCCTGTTCCCTGCGCTGGTTGGTTTTTTAACAAATAGGCGTGATCTTTTGATAAAGAATTTTTTGCCCATTCTGTAACATTGTGGCGTTCATAACCATCAACAACGACAGGCTTTCCATCCTTGAGTTCTGTACGGCCTTTCAAGAAATTATCAAACACAAGTTTTGGATTGTGTGTCACTTCCGCCAAGGCTTGTATGGCGGGGGAAACAAGTTCCAACTCTTGTACTCTTGCTTTAAGTTCTTTGATTTCTTTGTCTTTGGCGGCGCTTCGCTCTCGAAACTGTTCCTCAGTTCTTTGAATTGCTTCTTTGTAATTTCCTTGTTCTTCAAGTTTTTGTTGCTCCGCTTTGTTCTTAAAATCAATTAAAGCTTGAACATCTACACCTTCGGGTAAAGTTT